ATATCAAGGAGACGAAGAAGAGTATAATCCAAGCTGGGCAGATAGCCGTTGAGGAGTTAATCAAAGTAGCTAAAGAAGCTATCGTTGATTCAGGTGATGATATCACCGCAGACAGACTCAAGAACGCCGCTGCTACAAAAAAGCTTGCTATCTTCGATGCCTTTGAGATATTAACCAGAATCCAAGAAGAGGAGAACTTACTTGAGGGCCGAGAGCCTGAGGAAAAGAAAGCTAACGTCTTTAAGGGTTTTGCTGAAGGAAGATCTAAGTAATGTACGAACAGACATTATTAAAAATAATAGAGCCTATAAAGAAAACCACTCTTACGAGGTTAAATAGAGGTAAGAAGTGGAAGCACGGTTACGATAAAGATCACGATATAGTAGTTTTATCTAAGACTGGTGTTATAGGTGAGATATACGACATACAGGGTTTTAAGATAGCTTTACCTAAACCCACTAAAGTTTTCAAGCACGAAAACAATAAGTGGGGTAAGATAGAGCAACCTAAGGAGTTAAGCCGTTTAAAAACTATATTCGACTGGAGGAACTATCCAGACGAACAAAAAGAGAAGTGGCATGACTACATAGACGAAGAGTTTAGGCGTAGGGACGAAGGTTTCTGGTTTACTAATAACGGTAAACCGACATACATAACCGGTAGTCACTACATGTACCTTCAATGGAGTAAAATCGACGTGGGTGCGCCAGACTTTAGAGAGGCCAATCGGCTGTTCTTTATATTCTGGGAAGCCTGCAAGGCAGATAAGAGATGCTATGGAATGTGCTACCTTAAGAACCGTCGTTCAGGTTTTTCTTTTATGTCCTCTGCAGAAACAGTTAACTTAGCCACTATATCGAGTGATAGTAGATATGGGATCTTGTCTAAGTCTGGTGCCGATGCGAAGAAAATGTTTACGGATAAAGTGGTACCTATATCAATTAATTACCCTTTCTTCTTTAAACCTATACAGGATGGTATGGATCGTCCGAAATCTGAGCTAGCATACCGAGTGCCTTCTACTAAGTTTACTCGTAAGAAAATTCAGAGTAATGAGAAGCTAGAGGAGCTTGCTGGTCTTGATACAACGATAGACTGGAAGAATACAGGTGATAACAGCTATGACGGTGAAAAGTTAAGTCTGCTGGTGCATGATGAGAGTGGTAAGTGGGAGAGACCTGATAATATATTAAACAACTGGCGAGTAACAAAAACTTGCTTGAGACTTGGAAGTAGAATTGTAGGGAAATGCCTTATGGGTTCCACTTCAAATGCGTTAGATAAAGGAGGTAGTAACTTTAAAAAATTATACAATGACTCAGATGTTTCTAAGCGAAACCGTAATGGACAAACAAAGTCTGGGCTTTATTCTCTCTTTATCCCAATGGAATGGAACTATGAAGGATTTATTGATGGATTCGGATTTCCAGTCTTTGATAATCCACGTGATGGAGAACGACTGGGACCAGACGGTGAATTAATAGATATTGGAGTTGTAGACAGTTGGGAAAACGAAGCTGAAGGATTAAAAGATGATCAAGATGCTTTAAACGAGTTTTACCGACAGTTTCCTAGAACTACAGAGCATGCTTTCAGAGATGAAAGTAAAAACAGTATCTTTAATCTAATGAAGATATACGAGCAGATAGACTACAATGAAGGTAGTAGACACGCTGCTCACACTACAACTGGAAGTTTTAGTTGGGTAAACGGTATTAAGGATTCTAAGGTGGTTTTCCACCCAGATCCAGGTGGAAGATTTAAAGTTAGTTGGGTTCCTCCATCTCACTTGCAGAATAAACAAATAACAAAAAATGGTGTTAAGTTCCCAGGGAATGATCACGTTGGCGCGTTTGGCTGTGATAGTTATGATATTAGTGGTACTGTTGATGGCAAAGGTTCAAAAGGATCACTTCATGGATTAACAAAATTTTCTATGGAAGACGCACCTTCGAGTACGTTTTTCTTAGAGTATATAGCAAGACCCCAAACCGCGGAGATGTTTTTTGAAGACGTATTAATGGCGTTAGTGTTTTACGGTATGCCTTTACTTGCAGAGAATAACAAACCTAGATTACTGTACTATTTACGCCGAAGAGGTTATAGAGGATACAGTATGAACAGACCAGATAAAACTTGGAAGAAGTTATCAGTTGCTGAAAAAGAAGTGGGTGGTATACCAAACTCAAGTGAAGATATTAAACAAGCTCACGCCTCTGCTATAGAGATGTACATACAAGGTCACGTAGGACACTTAGGTGAAGGTAACTATGGTACTGTTTATTTTAACGAGCTACTTAATGACTGGGCTAGGTTTGACATAAATAAAAGAACAAAGCATGACGCGTCTATAAGTTCTGGTTTAGCTATTATGGCTTGCAACAGACATTTGTACGCTCCTAATGCTAAAGTAGAAAGAAAACCGCTAGACCTAAATATATCTAAATACAACAACAAGGGATTTAATTCCCAAATAATAAAGTAAAATATGGCTGAGTCAGTACATGTTAATTTTCCAAAGCAAAACGTTAGCGATGACGAAAAAAATTCCATTGAGTATGGAGAGAAAATCGCTAAGGCTATAAGTGCTGAATGGTTTAATAAAGAAGCTAGCGCTAGTAGACATACTACTAACGTAAATAATTTTCATAAACTCAGACTATACGCTAGAGGTGAGCAGTCTATCCAAAAATATAAAGACGAGTTATCTATCAATGGTGATTTGTCTTATCTTAATTTAGATTGGACACCTGTACCTATTATATCTAAATTTGTAGATATAGTTGTTAACGGTATAGCTGAAAGAACATATGACATAAAAGCATTTTCAATAGATGCTAGCGGATCAGAAAAGAGGAACAACTTTATGGATAGCGTCGCGGGTGATATGCAGATGCAGGGTTTTGATGGGACGATGATGCAGGAGTTAGGCGTTGACACCACACAAAGCGGTATGCCATCTTTACCTGAGTCAAGCGAGGAGTTACAGTTGTATATGCAGTTGCAGTACAAGCAAGCTATTGAAATAGCAGAAGAGCAGGCTATCAGCGTTTTATTGGAAGGAAACAATTATGAGTTAATTAAGAAAAGGTTTTTTCACGATTTGACCGTTTTAGGTATTGGAGCGGTTAAGACAGGTTTTAATAAATCGGAAGGCGTTGTTGTGGATTACGTTGATCCGGCTAACATCGTTTACTCACACACTGAATCGCCTTATTTTGAAGACATATATTACGTTGGCGAAGTCAAGGCTTTACCTATAAACGAATTAGTTAGAGAGTTTCCTCACTTGACGGATAGTGAGATTGATGAAATTGTAGGTAAAAACAACAAGAATAATACTTACAGATATAATTCACAAAGTAGTCTTAGAGATGACAACATCGTGCATGTGCTTTACTTCAATTACAAAACCTACAATAGTGAGGTTTACAAGATTAAGCAGACAGGGAGCGGAGGAGATAAAGCTATAGAAAAAACCGATAGATTTAACCCTCCGGAGAATATGGACGGTAACTTCACTAGAGAAGCTAAGAAGCTGGAGGTTCTTTACGACGGTGTTATGGTTCTTGGTTGTGATAAAATACTTAAGTGGGAGTTGTCTAAAAACATGATTCGTTCTAAGAGTGATTTTAACAAAGTTAAAATGAACTATAGTATTGTAGCCCCTAGGATGTACAAAGGTAGAATCAAAAGTTTAGTTAGTAGAATAACTGGTTTCGCTGACATGATACAACTTACGCATCTTAAGCTACAGCAAGTTATGGCTAAGATGGTCCCAGATGGTGTTTACTTAGACGCGGATGGTCTAGCTGAAATTGATTTAGGTAACGGCACTAATTACAACCCACAGGAAGCGCTTAATATGTTTTTCCAAACTGGTAGTGTTATAGGTAGAAGCTTCACCTCTGAAGGTGACATGAACCCTGGTAAAGTACCTATTCAAGAAATACAGTCTAGCAGCAAAGGTGCTAAGTTGCAATCTTTGATACAGACATATAATTACTATCTGCAGATGATCCGTGACGTCACGGGTTTAAATGAAGCTAGAGATGGTAGCACACCTGATAAAAACGCTTTAGTTGGAATACAGAAAATAGCCGCGGCTAACTCTAATACCGCTACAAGACATATATTACAAGCTGGATTACTTCTTACAGCTGAAACTGCTGAAAAGCTATCATTAAGGATATCTGATGTCATAGAGTATTCACCTACTAAGAAAGCTTTTATCGAGTCAATCGGGCACCGTAATGTAGCAAAGCTAGAGGAGGTGTCAGAACTGCATTTACATGATTTTGGTATCTTTATAGAACTATCTCCTGACGAAGAAGAAAAGCAGTTGCTAGAGAACAACGTTCAAATGGCTCTTCAACAAGGTGGGATTGAACTAGAAGACGCTATAGATATTAGAGAAGTAAAAAACTTAAAACTAGCTAATCAGCTACTAAAGATAAGACGCAACAAGAAGATAGAGCGTGATAGACAGCAACAGCTAGAAAACATACAGGCTCAAACACAGTCTAACCAAGCCGCTGCTCAAGCTTCAGCTCAAGCAGAAGTTCAAAAGCAATCCGCTATTACACAGAGTAAAGTTCAACTGCTTCAAGCTCAGGCGCAGGCTGACGCTCAAAAGCTGCAGTTAGAGATGGCTGCTAAAAAAGAACTTATGGGACTTGAGTTTCAGTACAACATGCAGTTGAAAGGTATTGAGGTTAGTGGGCTCAAAGATAGAGAGAACCAAAAAGAGGATAGAAAAGACGAAAGAACAAAGATACAAGCATCACAACAAAGCGAACTTATAGACCAAAGAAAAAGCGGAAAACCGCCTAAAAAGTTTGAATCCGCAGGTAATGATACTATAGGTGGTGGATTTGGTTTAGAAGCCTTTGGGGCGCAGTAAATTATTAAATAACTATTATATTATATTATGGAAGAAGTAAAAAACGAAGAAGTGATCGAAGAGGTCACTCAAGAAACACCTCAAAAAGAGGTTGCTGAGGAGCAAAAACCCGAGGTAGATTTAAGTAAATTTGAAAGCAAAGACGACGATGACGTCATTAAAATAGATTTAAGTAAACCCATAGAAACAGAATCAGAAACAGTAGATGAGAACCAAACTGATCTCGAAGAAGTTGTTGCAGAAGTTACACAAGAAGAGAACGCTAGCGAGGAGGTACCAACCCTTGAGGAAATTACCAATGAGGAAACTGTCACAGAAGAAGAGGTAATAGAAGCCCTTGACGCAAATGAAGAGTCAGGGAAAGCTATACCAGAAAACATTCAAAAGTTGCTAGACTTTATGGATGAAACAGGTGGAGACCTAGAAGACTACGTTAAGCTAAATAAAGACACTAGTAATTTAAGTGATCAAGACGCTTTACGAGAGTACTACCAAAGAACTAAACCTCATCTAGCTTCAGATGAAATTGATTTTCTTATAGAAGATGGATTTTCATATGATGAAGATATAGATGATGAAAGAGA